CCAATTGATAACCCATTTACTGTTTACTTTGATCCTAATTCAACAGCCCCGGACGGTTCTGATGCTGAAAAATGTTTAATTACTGTAGTGATGGCTAAAGAAAACTTTAGGAAAATGTATCCTGATGCTGATGATGGCGGAAGCTTTTCTGCCCGTGGAACTGGTGATAGCAATAGTGAATGGGTAACAAAGAACGATATACGTATAGCTGAATACTTTTATACCCGTATTGAAAGTGCTTATCTAGTCCTATTATCTGACGGTACAACCGCTTATGAAAGCGAATTACCTAGTGAAGATATTATGGAAGGTGCTGGAATATACGAAGTAAGCCGCCGTAAAACACTTAAAAAGACTATTAAATGGTGCAAGGTTACAGCAATGGAAGTGCTAGAGGAAGGCACTTGGGCTGGTAAATATATACCAATCGTGCCAACCTATGGCCAACAATGCGTAGTAGATAACAAACGTAAGAAGTTTGGCCTAGTTCGTATGGCTAAAGACCCACAACGTATGTATAACTTTTGGCAAACATCCATGACTGAATCGGTAGCCCTCGCGCCCCGTGCCAAATGGATTATGGCTGAAGGTCAGGATGAAAACCACGAACAAGAATGGGCTAGTGCTAACAATACGTCCTATGCTTATCTGCGTTACAAACAAACAGATATTAATGGCACCCCAGCACCCCCCCCAATACGCCAGGCACCGGAACAACCACCAGCCGCAATCATGGCCGCGGCACAATCAATTACCCAAGATTTGCAAGCCGTAGTAGGGATTGTTGACCCTAATCAATTGCCTTCAGGCAACATTAGCGGCAAAGCATTGCAAGGTCAGCAACAACAGATTGACATGACCAATTTCCATTATTACGACAATTTGACACGTTCAATTGCCCATACTGGACGTATTATTCTTGACCTTATCCCTAAAATTTACAGTTCTGAACGTGTAATGCGGATTATTGGGGATGATGGCAAACCTGAATTAATGACCATTAATCAAAAAACAGGCCAACAAGACGAAAACGGTATTGAAAAAATATTGAATGACGTAACCGTGGGTGAATATGACGTAGTTATGGACACCGGCCCTGGCTACAACACCAAACGCCAAGAAGCCGTAGATTCTATGATGCAATTATTGGCCGCTGATCCTAATTTAATGCAACAAGCTGGTGATCTAATCTTTAGAAATATGGATTTCCCTGGTGCTGAAACCATTGCTGATCGCCTTGCCGCAGTCAATCCATTAGCCCAAATTGATGAAAAATCAGAAGTTCCACCACAAGTTCAAATGCAATTGGCACAAAGCCAGCAACAAATGCAACAAATGTCACAACAGATTCAGGCATTGCAGATGATGATTAAAAACCGTCAGGACGTTGAACAAGTACGTCAAACTGGTGAAGATCGCCGTGCAGTATTGGCCGCTGAAGTTAAGATGCGTGATCAAAATACCCGTTCATTGACAAGCCAAAACAAGACAGAAATTGATGCGTTGATGAAATTGATCCTAGGTCATATGGATACCGCTAGGTTAGAAGCTGAAATTGCTTCAAGAAATATGGATCAATATGGCGTTATGGAACAGGCAACACAATCTATTGAAGATAATATGGCCGTGATGATGCCGCCACCGCCACAACAACAAATGCCACAAGGTCAACCACAACCGCAACCTGGACAACAAATGATGTAGTTGCAAAACACTAAATATAGTATTAAGATTACTTCACAACACTACCTATGGTGTATTCATAGGGTTAATTCTTGGGATTAAAACCATGTCAGAAGCACAAGTAGTGGACCAGCCCAAACAGGCTAGTTCAATAGTAACAAGTGAAAATTTAGCGGATTTTAATGCTAATAAATTAGGTTTAGCTTCCGAAGAAAGCCCAACTGCGGCTACTGTTGAGGAAACTCCAGTAGAGCCAGCGGCCGATAAAGGACAGAGTGAACCGAAGTTAGCGGAAGATGAAGCGACCGAAACAGAAGAAAAGAAGCAAAACCCAAAGTTAGAAAAGCGATTTTCTGAACTGACCAAGCAACGTAAAGAAGCAGAAGCAAAAGTAAAAGAACTTGAAGATCGTTTGGCGGCACGTGAAAGCTTTAAGGAACCTGAAAGGGCACCTGAAAGCAATCAAAAGCCAAGACCGGATGATTTTAAAGATGCTTTTGAATATGCCGAATCATTAGCGCAATGGTCAGCGGAACAAGCATTAGCAAAACGTGAACAGGAAATTAAGCAAAAAGAAGTTGAAGCTAAACGTGAAACGGTCATTAAGACCTGGCAACAAAAGCTGGAAACAACAATTGCTGAATTACCTGATTACGAAGAAATGGTGGCATCTAGCACCGTGACGGTAAACGACACAGTACGCGATGCGATCCTTGAAAGTGATGTAGGACCAAGAATCCTATATGAACTAGCAAGTGATGACGAAATAGCTGAAAAGCTTTCCACTATGACTACTGCAAGTGCTTTAAAACTAATTGGGAAGCTGGAAGCAAAGTTTGAAAAAACTGAAGAACCAGCGAAAGCGGAAAAGAAAACTGTTGCGGCGAAGTCTAAAGCACCTGAACCTATTCGTCCTTTAAGGTCAACAAGTGGTGTAGCCGATGTAGGTATGGATGGCAACGATATGTCATACCAACAATGGAAAGCCGCTAGACAAGCTGGGAAGATTAGATAAGGTTAAACCTAATTTAATTTTAAGGAATTATCATGAGTAATAATTTATTAACCATTAGCAAGATCACCAACGAAGCGTTGATGGTTCTTGAAAACGAACTAACATTTACTGGTCAAGTTGACCGTAACTACGATGATCAATTTGCCGTTGTTGGCGCAAAGATTGGTCAAACTGTTAACGTTCGCCGTCCTGGCCGTTTTATCGGTGCAACTGGTCCTAACCTAGTAGTTGAAGATTTCAACGAAACTTCAGTACCAGTAACATTGTCAACACAGTTCCAAGTTTCAACCCAGTTCACAACACAAGATTTGGCATTGAGCCTTGATATGTTTAGTGACCGTATTTTGAAACCAGCTATTGCTACTGTTGCTAACAAAATGGACCGTGACGGTTTGGTAACTGCTAAAAACAATACCGCTAACATCGTTGGTACTGCTGGTACTGCCCCAACTGGTTTGATTACTTACCTAACTGCGGCCGCTTACCTTGATTCTGAAGGCGCACCACGTGATGGCCGCCGTTCATGCGTTATTGAGCCATTTACATCTTCAACAATCGTTGATAGCTTAAAAGGTTTGTTTGTTCCAACTGAAAACATTTCTAGCCAATACACCAAAGGCCTTATGGGGCGCGATTCCGGTGGTATGAACTGGTATATGGATCAGAACGTTGTTTCACAAACTTTCGGCTCTTATTCTTCTGCTACTTTATCTTGCAACGTAACAACTGCAACTGGCTTCTTGACAAGTGGTTGGGCTTATTCAAGCAACATCACTATCGGTGCTACTTCTGCGGCCGCTACATTGAACCAAGGCGATACATTCACAATCGCTGGCGTTTATGCAGTTAACCCACAAAACCGTCAGTCTTATGGCAAATTGCGTAACTTTGTAGTTCAATCTACAACTGCAATTGGTTCAGGCGGTACTGCAACTGTTACCGTTGTTCCAGCCGTTATTACTGCTGGTCAGTTCCAAAACGTAAGCGTTACATCATCCGGTTCACAAACAGTTACACCATTTAACAATACTGGCGTAACTTCACCACAGAACATTTTGATGCACCGCAACGCGTTTACATTAGCTTGTGCTGACTTGGAATTGCCTGAAGGCGTTCATTTCGCTGGCCGTGCTTCTGATAAAGAACTTGGTTTGTCAATCCGTGTGGTTCGTCAATACACCATCAACAACGATTCCATCCCAACACGTTTGGACGTTCTGTATGGCTGGGCACCTTTGTACCCTGAATTGGCTTGCCGCGTAGCATCTTAATGAAATAGGGGGGATAAAACCCCCCATTTTTAAACACTAAATTTAAGGAATTAATATCATGGCAAATCCAGGCCCAGCAACAACCGTAACAAATCACCCTTCAAACGTAGCTACAAACCAAGCAATTCGTTTGTTAGCTTCTTATCAGGGCGTAAACGTTAACGCAACCGGCGATACAGTATTGCCGATTGTTAACACTACAAACTATTCAGTTTCTAACGTTATTTTCACTAACGCATCAACCAGTTTGACAACTGCCGCCGCTGGCTTGTTTACTGCACCATCCGCTGGTGGTACAGGAATCGTAGCTAACGCCGCATTGTCAGCTTTAAGTGCTTCAACCGTTGTAAGCCAACGTACAGTTGCTTCAACTGCGGCACAAACCG